AATTTAAGTTCGCCTCTAGGTTTATATTCTACTGGATCTTCTGACATTAATTTATCCTTACGTTATTCGTTGTGAAAGGAAATTTTTCTTCGCTGTAGATCTTCACTCGTTCCTCATAGTGCTTCAACGTGAAGTTTGTATAAGGACCATAACGCAAATCATCAGCGATATCGTAAAGTGTAGCAGCGTCTTTGTTTTCACCCAAACGCAGCACACGACCAATGGATTGAAGAGCGCGAATTTTACTCTTGGTTGGAGAGGAGAAGATAATATTATGTAGATTACGGATATTCACGCCTGTCGAGAAAGTTCCGTAACTCGCCACAATGATCGCATCAGTTTCCTGTTCAGTAATATGTCTTACTGCTTCGCGATCTTCTGCTTCAACCCCACCATGAATAAAAAAGACCTTACGGTTGCCAGCCTTCTCTTGTATCCATTCATATAGTAGTTTACCGTGTTTTTCGACATAAGTAAATAAAACTAGTGTATTGCCATTCAAATTTAAAGCAAGTTCAGTGATAAACTTATTTCGACCTTCATGCTGAGTTAAAAAGTGCATTTCATCAGGATAAGTAAATCCTTTGACTGTCTTACAGACTATCTCAGGATATTTCAACACAATGCACTTGATGCTAAAATTAGCCAACTGCTTGCGTTCAATGAGTTCTTTTGTAGAGATTACTTTAAACACTGGACCAAATAGACCCTCAAGAACCAATTTGTTTACTTTACTATCATCAAGTGTACCAGTTGTACCAATACGAACATCGCAGTTGATCAGTTTAGTCATGATGCTTGTCAATGACTTGGCTTTGAAGGTATGCGCTTCGTCGCCGATAATAAAATCAAACTGCGCAAAGTATTTCTTTGGCATGTCGTAAATACTCTGCCAAGTAGAGATAATCAAATCAGTATCTGGAATTTTACTCTCACCGCCAAATATCTTTTGGCAATACTTGTCTACATCCCAGCCATTGTTGCTGGAATAGTTTTTAAAGTCAGAATGCATCTGGGTGACGAGATTAATCGTAGGAACAATCAACAATCCGCGCTTCTTACCACTATTCAACAAGTGGCGAATCATCATATAGATGATTAACGATTTTCCTGACGCTGTAGGTGAAATGAGTACAGTTCTCTTTTTCGTAAGTCCGACGCTAGACGCGAGCAACTGATAATCTCTCGGCTCCATTGGAAGTGATAGAGCAGTTGCAAGATTTTTCGTGTCAATCGGGTGGACTTCCTTGTCTTCATCTAGAACCTCAACTGAATAACCGCTATCTTTACAGAATTTTTTAATATACGGAATTAAACCAAGATAAATTTGCTTGGTCTTTACATTTAAGAGTCGAATCTTTCCGTCCCAATATTTATTGCGGAAGGCTGGTGAAAATTGATAGCCAGGAGTTGAGAATGTAAAAAATTCTGACATCTCTTGCAAAATGCCATCATCAGCATTTACCTGAGCATAGATATTATTTACTTTCTCAACTTTAACATCACACATCAACGAGCACCTTGAATAAACTTCTCCCAACCCATATATTCTTTTAACTGCCAAGTGCGATTGTTCAATTCTTTCATGACGTTGGTGCAAAAACTTGCTGCTTCCTCATGATACGATTTTTTGCGCTTGAGTTTATTTAAATCATCATCACCATCAAGATAAACTTGCATATCTGATTTAAGAGTGAACCGAAATGGTTCCCAACCAAGTTTATCTAATTCTTCTTGATCTAACTTGCCACTGTAATACATCCACTTGAGTTTTTTCATCTTATCAAACTCAATCGATGCGCGTTTAGCAGCAAGATTGTGTAGCGATAAGAATTTGTTATACTTGTTATGGAGTATTGGGATACGAAGAATTTCTTTGCCTGGTTCAGTAGCATCAACTTCTGAATCCTTTTCCCATTGAGCCAATAATTCTTCAAGAGGCGGTGTTTGAATTGTCATAAACAAATAATGTAAGGAAATAGATGTATAATCTTACTATAGATTGTTGTAAAAGGCAAGTCAGAACAATAGTTTGACAACTTGACTATACATGGATATAATAGACTATGTCGAGGATGAATGGTTATCTCAAGTTATATACTATAATCTGTCATATTCATAGTAAGAAAATCTAAACGTAGCATCCGCAATCGCAATATTCTCTGCTGTATCTTGCGCATTAAACAATATAGTTCCCACTGATGTTGGGAACAAGTCAACAAACTTAACACGAAAATTTGGATTATTTTTATTCGTGTAAAGCGTCATAACTGCGCTGCTGTATTGTGGTTTATTCTTCTCGCGTCCACGAATATATGGTGCTCTTGCTTGTCGTTCTAGATCGACATACTCTTTGAAATCTGTTGGGAAGGTCATTCCGCGAATCCAATCATGGATCTCTGTCCAGTTACGCATATCTTCATCAACTAGGAAAGTGATATTGAAAGTATCATATATCATCTTTTCGCCAGGAACATACAAATCAATAAATGGTGTTACTCTTGGAATTTCCGTCAATGAAACTCCAGGAACATTTGCTGCTTGGCAATAATAAGTTGCTCCAGGCAAACGATCAAATGTTACTCTAAATTTTGTACTTTGGAGTAAGTCTGTATTTGTTGGTGTTCTTAAGTTTGCTGTCATCTTTAAGATTCCGGAAACCGATACATTTATTTAGGGTATAAAAAAAGGGGAGTCTTTCGACTCCCCCCAGTTCTTTGCCTTATTGTTTTTGTCAAGTCGGCAATAACTTATTAGCCCATCAATTATTGATTGATGTTCAACACTTGGAACTTACGATAGTAGTAGTTCGTGTTGTTGGCTAGAGCACCTGTGCCAGCTGATGTTGCGAATGGATTTGCTACTAGACCATAACGTGTCTTGAAGCCAACCTTTGGCTGGTAGGTTTGTGGGTCGACAGCACGGACCATCTGCAATGGAACGTATGGGCAGTAGAACAAGCCAGCGTCATAAGCGTTGGTTCCCTTGTATCCTACTACGACATAGTCTGTTCCAGAAACAGAATATGGATCAACATAAACCTTGATGCGACCGAACAATGTACCTGCGAAGGTATTGCCTGTGTCGTCAACTGCTAGGTTTGTTTGACCTGATAGTGCTGAGTTGTAGTCAAGTAGACCTGTCATTGCAAGAGCAGAGGCAACGTCTGTTGAGACGATAACCATGTTACCCTTACCGCGACGAGTGTCCTTGGCGATCTTGTTAGCTGCTTGTTCGATGCGGAACAATAGAGCCTTGTACTTTTCAACTGCCCAACGACCTGATGTACCACCAGCTGTGTCTGTTACGACGGAGCTTGATAGGTTTACAGTGTTAGATGTTGCGCCGAGAATACCGACGCTGGCAGTTGCATAGATCGTACGAACAACTTCGCGGTTGATTTCAGCAAGAATTTCAGTTGACAAAATATTTGTCAATTCTGTTTCTGCGTCTAGACCGTGAATTGCCTTGAGATCTTGTGCAAGTTCTAGTGTGTATGATGCTTGCAAACCGCGTGTATTTGCTGTAACAGCAACGCGATCGATTTGGAAGCCCATTTGTGCTAGATTTGCTGATTCGCCGAATGACGTTGAGAAGCCATAACCTGTGTTTGCAAGACCGAAGGTATTTGCTTCTGGGCTTGCTGGGTTAGTGCTTAGTGCTGTCTGCGTACCATTACCTGAGTGACCAGTGTTGGCTTCTTCGTAGAGCGCTTCACCAGCACGTGCAACTGCAGATGCGTATGTTGAGCGCATTGCGAAGATCAAACCTGTTGGTCCTGTCATTGGCTGAACGCCGCAGATGTCATAAGCCATTAGGTTTGGAAGAGCACGACGGACCAATCCGATTAGGATTGGGTCGAAACCCTTGATTGCGCCTTCGCCGCCGTTAACTGGTGATGAACCACCACCGATGTTATTTGGTAGACCACCACCAGCGACTGAACCAGCTTCCCATAGGTTTTGCATGGAGCGTGATTCTTCCATTAGGGCACGTTCTTGGTTCTCTAGAACAAGTGCAGTAACTGCACGTTTGTAAGGATCTGCGATCTTTGGGAGTTCTGAGTGATCAAGAACTGGAGCCCACTTCTTTGCATATGTTTCGTTTAGATACATTTTATAACTCTCCTGAGTTCTTTGTTAAATTAGGCTTTTGGAGCCGTTTTTGTGATTGCTTTTACATAATGTGCCATTAGACCATTAACTTCTGCTACTTCTGGCTCTTCAACAGCTGTTTCTTGAATTGCCTTTACCTCACTTTTCACTTTATTAACTGGGAAGTAGTTCTCGCGAATTACTGCGAGCTTATTATTAAACTCACCCTCTGTGGTGAACTCCACGCCCTCTGCGAGCGATTTCATTTTGCCGATTTGTACTTCGGTTAGACCTTCACAAATCTTGCGAATTGCTTCATCTTTCTTAGCAGCATTTAGTTCTTCAACTAGAACAGCCTTCTCAGCAGCAGCAGCTGCCATTGCTTCTTCTAGTCCAACAACCTTCGTTGCTAATTCTTCAGCAACATCGACCTTCTCTTCTGGGATTTCGATGTAATGCTCAGTGAATAGGTTCTTCAAGCCATTGATAAAGTCTTCAACGATTTCTGCGCGTAGACCTGTTTCGATAGCGACTTGATTTTCCTTGACCCACTCTTCAACTGCGTAGTTAAGATATTCATCAACTTGTGATGCCATCTCTTCCTTGATTGCTTCAATTGCTTCAACGAGAATAGCGTCGTTTTCAGATAGAACATCTTCAACGATTGCTTCAACACGTGATTGAACAGCAGCTTCGAAGATTGTTGTTGCTTTAGTACGGAATTCTTCAGAAAGTGATTCGCCATTGAATAGCGCATCAACGTCTTCCTTCATAGAACCCTTATGCTTGGCAACGAGACCCTTCTTCATGTTTTCTTTAACTTCGGTCTCATCTTCGTCATTTTCTTCTTCGTCTTCATCTTTTTCTTCTTCGTCGTCGCCTTTTGCTTCAGCAAGAGCAGCGTCGAGTTCTAGTTCTTCTTCAGAAATAACTTCTTCGTCAGAAGCCTCTGTTTCTTCGCCAAGATCTGGCTCAAGGCTGCCAACAGCTGGCTTTGCGATGCCTACAGACTTAACTGAATTCATTTTCTTATCGCCTTCAGCAGATACTTGACCTGGCTTTGGCGCTTCCTTAACGGCAGCAGCAGCCTTCTTACCAAGTTCGTCGCCTTCTGGCTTTTCGTTTGTTGCGCCGCCGAGATCATCTTCTTGGGCTGGGAGCTTTAGCATAGGCTCTTTACCAGCATTCATAGATGCTTTTAGAATTTCAGCAGCAGATTCTGATAGTGACTTTGTCATTTGGTTTTAACTCCTAAAGAAGTAATATTATTTATAAAATTTAAAGTTTTGACACAAAATTCTCAAAGATTTTCAATGAGATTTCGTCAATTTGTTTTTGCTTTGCATTCTTAATTTGGTTATAATATGCATTAACGTCAAGTTCTTTGACCATGCCATTATCCCAAACCCACTCTTTACCTTCCATAATACCTTGAACGAAAGCACCTGGTGCGGATGGATCCGCTACAATATCTGCCGCTGTGGCTAGATAGAAATCATCTTGAACCACGTTAACACCATTCACTTCTTTAAGTGAACCCATGCCACGTGACGAGACTCCAAGAGTAGCACCGCCTTCTAGCAAAGACTTTGCAATTTTACCCATTGGTGTTTCAAGAATTTTGGCTTTACCAACCCAAGTCGAACCTTCTTGACGTAGGTTAGTAATAAGATGTGATACGCGATCTAGATTGATCGATGGTGAGTCTGGATGACCCAACTCACCGAATGCGCGATTCTTAGAAACGTATTCGGTCATATAACGCGCAACTTCTTTCTTCATAGTTTCTTCTTTATAAAGACGACCGTTACGATTCTTTTGTTCTGCAACAAGGAACGGTCCTTCGATGTATAATGACTTGACGCCATTTTTTTCTTCGGTAAGAACCTTAACTGCTTCGATTGTTTCTGTAATTAATTTCATTTTTATAGCCCTAGTGACTGTCTTCTTCTTAATGAACGTTTACGACGAATCATCGCACGTGCCATTTTTGCTCTACGTTTCACTTTTCCTTTGCGTTGAGCAATACGACGACGCAAACGTTCAGCGGAAGACATACGTGTCAACTTACCGCCACGAATAGTATAACCTTTAACTGCTGAAACCACTTTACGACGCTGAACTTTACCACCACGAACACGTGCCTTGATAAGTTTCTTGCGCCCCATGCGTTGAACATTGGCTTCAGTGATAATTTCTCTTACAACTTCTGATATAATGCTCATTTTGCACCAATCTTATATGTAACTTTACTTAATGCAAAATCTGCTGCTTTTTGAAAGCTCTTTGGCTCACTCAACATAGCAGCAAATTTTTGTTTATTTTGATCATTAAGAGCACCATGAACCATATGAAGTGCCTTTGCTACGCCGTGAGCAACTGGCATTTTAGTGCCATCAGCAAATTTAAAATGTTTTGTTAATGATTTTGGATTTTCTTCAGAAGCAAATTTTGATACTTGATCTAGGCTTTCCATCACATCATCAGTTTCAACTTCTTCTGCAGCAAGACCAGGGATTACTGTTGCTGGATTTGTTGTATTAGATGGACGATATGGAATTGTAAATGTTAACCCAAGTTTATCGTTAGTATACAAGGCAACTCTTCTTCCGTCTGGGAAGATACGAATACCTTGACGACGAAGAACCAACATTGGTGGTGGTTGCACTTCATCTTGTAATGCTTCGCAAATTTGATCTTTATCAGTAATCTCGAAACTGTTTTGAAGATTGCGGCGAACTGCTTGAAATGATTGCATAGAACCTAATGCAGCTTGAGACAATGAATCATTGTATTTCATCAATGCATCGCGTTGAGTTTTAGGAAGTTTTGCAACATCACCAACTTGTGCGTGCTTGCGCATCGCCATCTTAAGAGTTGGCAATTCGCTTGCTTTCATCATCCCAGCGCGCACTAGCGCATTGAGTTGCTGATTATTCTGTTGCGGAGTCGTCGCTTCCGTCAACTTCGACTTCAGTTGTTTCAACTTCATTCGTTTCTACTTCTGGTGTGATTAATGTTGATGCTAATTCTACTTTCTTTACTTCCAACGCATCAGTGACTTTGTTAGCAATTGCAGCATGAAATGCGTTAACAAATGCTTCTTTATCCTGATTCATTGCAGCATTAACGAGATCGACAGTTTCCATAATATTACTCCAAATTATTTAGTAATTTCATTTTGAAATGCTTGGTCAACTGTACTTGATGGTTCAGCGACTGTTGCTGGTGCTGGATTTTCAGATTGCTCTTCAGCAATCTCTGATTCCATACGCTCAATACCTTCTTCATCAAAGTGAAGAACGTGTTTCTTGACCCATGCCTTAGAATAATATGTTCCAACATATGGGTCAATTTGTGCCATAAGTTGTAAGCGAGCAGCCATAAGTTCTGCTTCTTTAAGTTCTGTAAAATTGTTATCTTTAAGGAAATCGTAGTGAATTTTTTCTTTTAAAATTTCCCACTCATCAACAGAACAAATACCCTTTAATGACAGTTGACGCTTCATCAACTCATCAAATAGAAGTGTAAATCTGTTGCGCAAACGATCAACAAATTTGCTAAATTTTAATTCGTCTCTGGTAATTTCTGTTGAGCGACCAAGAGAAAAACCAGTTTGCGGTTCTAAACGAGAAACGGGAACGTTCAATGACTTGTATAGTTTGTTTTCAAAGTAACGAACGTCAGACAATTCGCCAAGATTTTGACCAGCAGGTAGCGTGGTAATCTCAGTTGCCTTACCTTCACCACGACGTGGGATCCAGAAATCTTCCATCATTGACATAAATTTACGATCGTCTTTAACCTCACCAGTTGAAGAATCGTAAACAACCTTGTTTCTAAACTTGGTCATAATATCACGAAGATATTGTTCTGCTTTAATCTTCGGCATGTTACCAACGTCAATGTAGAATACACGACGTTCAGGTGCACGCGATAAACGGTAGATAACAACAGCATCTTCAACCATGCGCAACTGGTTAAGCGGTTTAATGGATTTATGGATGTATGATAAAACCATTTGACGTTTTGCGTCTAACAAACCAGAGTTAACATTTACGATTGCGTCGGGAGCAATTTTAACAGCGGTGTCATTGACCTGCGTTACAAGAGACTGACCTTGAACCGTTGCCTTTTCGTTGAAGATATAGAATTCTTGGAACCCATCAACAACCTCAATTTTGGTTCTTGGGTCTTTCTTTTTAATTACGGTACGAACTTTCTTGATCTTTCTTGGATCAATATAAACTAATTCTTGAATACCTAGTCTTGGTTGCTTTTCGTCAATCAAAACCTGATAGAATAATCTTCCGTCGATATACCATCCGCGGAAAATATCGGAACCCATATTTGAGAAGTCTAATAGGCGAAGAACATTTTGGAATTCATCGCGAATCATTTCTTTAACATTTTCTGGTTGCTCTAGATCGTCAACCATAATTGAAACTGATTTACCTGCTACGTCGTGAACGATTGCTTCGTTCACGATTTCGTCAATAGCTGATTCTAGTTCAGGTTGCATCGACATTTCGCGATAACGAGTAACTAGATCATTTTCGTTTTTAAAACTTGCTTCAAGATCGAGATATGTCCCGAAATAGCCGCCAGCAGTTACAGTGATTGCACCATCGTCGGCAGTGGGAACTGCGACTTGAGGCTGAAGTTGCTGTGGTGCCCCTTCAGATTTTGTGCGAGTGATTTCGAAACCGAATAGATTGATTGCCATGCATTACTCCATTATAAAGAAGGGGGAGGTGTAGCCTCCCCCATCAAGTAGCATTAACCAGCAGATTCAACTGGTGTTCTTAGAGTTGAAAGAATACCACGGTCAATTGATTCCCAGTACTGGTAAGCAAAGTTGACAGTATATTCTTCAATCGTATCGTTTGAACCCCAATCAAGGTCGATTTGAGAAATATCGGTTGGAAACATTCCAACAAAACGATATGTCTTCAACTGGCGACCGTCTTTACCGTATTGAATTACAGTAGCATCTACACCATATTGCTGCGATGTACGAGCACGATTACTGCGAAGGTTTGTAACATTTTCATTAATGCCGCGAACCCATGATTCCATTGCGTTGCGAATCACGAAGTCTTCGTCATTTAGAATTGTTACTGACCAATCAGCAAACGTGCGGTTGCCAGCAACCTTAACTTCGCGACCGAAGTAAGGTACTGTAACCATTCCAAGTGTTGAACCTGGAAGAGCAGCAGTCTTAACCATAAAGGTAGACTTCAATGCTGCCGTCGCACCGCTAGTAGCAAATGATGGGAAGTTTAGTCGCACTTCAAACAGATTAGGACGTGCGCCATCACCTTGCAACTGTGTACGAAATTGATTTACGTTAAAAGCCATTGTTTTCTCCTGACTTTATCCTAGTCTATTTATTAGAAGCGTCCAACGATCTCGTCGAATGCAACACCAGTACGGACAGCAACAAAGTTCAACTGGATAAAGTTGATTGATTTGGCTGGCTTGATATAGATGTCACCGATAAACTCGTTGCGATCAACAACTTCTGGTGTATTGTTTGTTTCGTCACAAACAACACGGAAGTCATAGATACCGCGACGACCTTGTACTAGACGTAGGAATGGCTCAACAAGGTTTACGAACTGGGCTCTTGTAAATTCATCATTGAATTCAAAGAGGCTTGCCTTCGCAGCTCTTGAGATTGCCTTTTCTAGAACGATGAACAAGCGACGTACATTAATACGATCAAATGCGCTTGGCTTATCCAATAGCGTCTTATCACCAAAGAGAACAGTACCTTCTCCTGGGAACGATACAACTGGGTTAACACCAGCCTTGTATAGAGTATCGCGTTGTGCTTGGTTTGGATTAAATGCCAACTTAATTACGTTCTTGAACTGACCGCGATTAAATCCAGCTGGTGAGAACCATGGATCGCGATCTTGATCAGTACGAGCGCAGAGACCAGCAACGTCACCGTTACATGGAATCCAACGATAGATGTCGTTGTACTTGTCGTATTGATACTTCCAGTTGCTATCCATTACAGCGAATGAGGTTGCTGTTAGAGAATTGCGGAAGTTAGTGATTGCGGATACTGGGTCAGCAGCCTGAACGTTTGCTAGTGCAGGTGAGACGAATGAGACGCAGTCTCTACGACCAACTGACAATGAAACAACGTTTGCAGCAACAGTTGAAGAGTGACCACCCGTCATTACGAGGCTGATGTCAACATTTTCTGCGCTTGCGAACTGCTGGTAAGCAATTTGAACGTTACCATCGGTTGGTGTTGCGTCTGTACCTTGTACGAATGAAACGCCGTTTAGGTTTTCACCAGCGAAAGCGTGTGATGCATTAGCGGCAACGCCCCATGTTGCATTGTTTTGACCCATTGCATAGACGTAACGTGAGTTGTTGTACAACACATCGCGCCAGTACAGGCTTTCACCAGATTCGCCCTTGGCATTAGTTGCCTTGGATACGCTTGCAAAACGCTCTAGAACTGTATTTGCTGTGCCGCTAATCAAGCCATCTTCGTCGATAACTGCAATGTGCATTTCGTCATTTGCGTCTGACTTGAACTTCGTAGCAACGAAACTTGATGTTCCTGGTGCCTTGTCGAAGAATGGAGCATATGTCCATGAAGTGAATGCAGTTACGTTAGCATTGGCGCAAATAGCAACCTTCAATGAGTTACCTAATGAACCAGGATAACGAGCAGCAAGAATAATGTCGGCATTTGATGCGGTGAAGAAACTATTGAAGTAGTGATCTTCGCTGCGAACTTTTGTGTTGCCTGCCCAAGAAGCAGCGTTTAGTGCAACAGCTGTGTTTAGCGTTGCAGCGTCTGCACGAGAAACATATAGGCTATTGCTATATGAAAGGAAGTTTGCTGCAGTGAAGAATGTGAGCGCAGTTGTTGAATCTGGTTTACCGAATACTTGAACCAATTCGTCTTCTGAACCTACCAAACGAGCAACGTCGATTGGACCCCACTGAAATGCGCCAGCAACAGCGCCAGTGGATGTAGAAACTGCTGGGACAACTGTTGTTGCATCAATTTCAGATACATTCACACCTGGTGATACTAGAAAAGCCATGTTTTTTGCTCCTATGATTGGAGATTAAGAAATCTACAGTTTATTTAGTAAAACGAGGTTTTTAGCGTTCTACGGTGTTCCAAACAGCACCATCTTCGATATAAGAATTGTCAGGGTTGTCAACATCAGTATGACCGCCCAAAAAAGTTGGGAGCGATTCTTCTTCAATTTGACGCATTTGTTCCTCATGGAGTTTGGCTCTGACGTCAGTATTAGTTAAATCTGAGAAAAACGATTGATTTGTCATCCATGCAAAAAGAACAAGTGTCATAACCAGATCGTCATGAGAGCCTTCTTCAGCCTCAAAACTACTACCTTGAGAAATAAACGTAGATAATTCGGCAATAGTATCAAAATCTTGGATAATTAATTTTTGATTTTCAATTAAATTTTTCATAATTGAACAACCAAGGCGTTTGACTGATTTAGTTGTTCTGATTCCACGATAAGATTTATTACCGTATCCCCATGTAATTGAAACCTTACCCTTTATTTCTACAGTAGACAGAATGTTTTCGTAATCGTAATCCTCAAAAAGAGAATCAACTACTTGCTGACCATTATCATTAATCTCTACAAGAACATACGCTTGGTTGTAATATTCACCTATGCGCTTAATGATTGATGGGTACACAAGAGGACTAATGTTGTTGTCTTTATAAGTGCAAACTTGTCGATAAGGCAATTCAGTCACATCAATAACGCTAAATGCTGAATAATCAAGACCCTTGCCTCTAGAGGTATCCGCAATAATCATATAAGACCTATTCGGCTCTGGTGCTTTATAGATCTTAATACCATTATCCGTAAGATGCATCGGCTTAACAAACGCAAGAGATTTAAGAGCAGCTCCAGAAAGTAGAGTTCCGGAAGAGCCCATAAACTCGCATTCCATTTCTTGAAGGAATTTCTGATCACCAAGAACACGACGCTGTTCATCAGCCCATTGCTGAGTTC